CAAAACATTGAAAGTGAAATTGCAGATATCATTGCACTTGAAAATAATTTAACTATTGAAGAAGCACAGCGTTGGTATAAGGTTTATGGCAATGTTCGACGTGGAATGATGGATAGTTTCTCACAACACGGTTTTTGGGTAGATGACGCAGGCAAGTTAGTTACTTCTCCGTTCTGGAAATCTGAAATGCCTAACGCTGTTCCTATGATGGACTTTAATGACTTTGATAAGTTTCTTAAAATCTACAAGAGTGTTCGTCCTTTGGGAGAAAAGGCTACAGAGGCAGCGCTGAAAACACGTCAAGCAGCTGGTGAAGTAGAAGATATGCTGGACTTTGCTAATTCTATATTTAAGGCTTCCGTTCTTACACGTATGGGTTACCCAATTCGTAATACTATTGACGGTCAACTTCGTACAGCATTGGCTTTAGGCTCACTTGCTAAGACAGATAATATGATTAAGAATTTGGCATCTAATGTCAAAACTCGTACAACTAAAGCTACAAACTTCTTTGAAGAAACACTTGGTCTTGAAAATCCTAGCCAGTTACGTGACCAAGTTGGCAAGTTAGTAACTCAGCGCAGTCAGACTATTGATGTACGCAATAGCATCCTAAATGAGATTACACCTACACAATATTATGCTGGCGCTGCCGGTACATTTGGCAAGCAGGTTGACCCAGGAATGGTTGAACTTGCTCTAACATCCAATACAAAACCTTTGCTATCACAGAAGCAACGTGATGCTTACTTTGCATTAAGCCAGAAGCAAAAGGATCAAAAAGGTCTTTTGTTTGGCAATGATAAAGATAAATTTAAGAGTCTACAAGCACAGGCTTATGGAAAATATGTACGTCAAGAGGTAGTTCCAAACCTTCCTAAAGGTACAACTTTAGTCTATGCAGATTTTCCTAGCGGAAAAGTTTTTTACAAGGTTCCTGGAAAGCAAACTCGTTTACCAAAGGGTGCAATTCCAGATATCCAAACACGTAAGGGTTTGCCTTCTTCAATTTTAGCAGATGAGTTAGAAGCATCTGGTAAGTTTAAGCCACGTGCTAAGGGTCCAATTGAACAGCCTGATGTTCGTGTTATTACTTCATATGAAATTTCTAAAGGAATGAATTATGAAGATATTGCTGATCTATTAGGTGAGCAACAAATGAACCGTATTCGTACTTACCAAGATATGGTTGACAAGTATGATAACGAAATTCTTGATAGAATTGTTCAATCACAGAAGCTGGCAACACGTCGTTCTGAACTTAAGATTGTTCGTTCGGGTGAGGGCCAAGATCTTTACACAACACCATCTGGTGCAAAGATATCGGCTGATGGAGCATTTGCAGGTCCTAACGGTATCTTGCACCGTCAAGATGCGTCAAGCGATAGCACACTTAACTGGATGACAGAAGGACAGACTTATCTTTCATACGATGCTATGAAGGGTATTGAATCACGTAGTTATGCAGGCAAGTTAAGCGAAAGCCGCACGGTAGTTCAGCCTACTGATCCACAGTATTTTAATGAAATGTCAGTATTTGCTAACCGTATCTTACGCCAGGATCAACTTGCTATGCGTATCCTTCAGGGACAAGGCGATAGCGAAATCGCTGGATGGTTACGTCGTGATGGCAAGTTCTACTTGCGTGAGATTAACGCTGATATTGCTAAAGATCAAATTAGATCTCACATTTCAGAAGCACGTTCTCGCATTTACAAACTGTTTCCAGACCAACAGATGCGTGCGCTGGTTGCACGTGAAGAATTAAATCCAGAACAGTTTGATGCTTTGATGCGTGGTACTCCAAATCTTGCACCTATTGCTGGACGTTCTTTTGTTGATGACACTTTACGTTATGATAAGGGAATTATTAAAAGCTCTATTAACAATGCTATATCAGGAGTCTTTAAGGCAATTGGTTCTACACCTGAAAACAATCTTGTATCTTGGCCTTTCTACGAAAATCTTTACAAGAAGAATCTTCAACTTGAAATTGACATTGCAGAAAGATTAGGCAAGAATCTTCAAGATCCTGAATTGATTATTCAGCTACAACGTACTGCACATTCAGCATCACGCAAAACCGTTAATGATGTTTTATATCGTATAACAAACAATAGCGGTATTTCAAGCGCAATGCGTTTCTTGGTTCCGTTCTTTAATGCACAATATAACGCTGTTAAGGTTTATGGAAAGTTCTTTCTTCAAGACCCTTCACGTATCGCCCGTGCATCACAGCTTTGGAATCTTCCTAATAATATTGCTACAGTTGTAGATCAAGAAGGTCAAGAAGTTCCATCAGGAACGCCACCTTCTGTACAACAGTATCTATTGTTTACTATTCCAGAAGGCGTACAGGGCAGATGGGGTATCCCAAAGGGGTATCAAATCTCTATTCCTAAGAATAGCCTCAACGTATTCTTAACAGGAGAAAATCCTCTTGCTCCTTCATTCGGAGTACCTGTAACTATTCCAGTATCAATTTTGGCTAATCAACGTCCAGATCGTGTTGAGAGTGCTAAAAAGTTCTTAACAGAATTTACTGGAGAGACAACAGCAAATGTTATTATGAATAGCCTTTTGCCATTTGGTAGAGCAGCTGCAGATCCTTGGAAGTTGTTGTTGCCAGCAGCAGGTCAAAAGTACTCTGCATTGCAAAGTGGTTTAGATGACACTACTTTTGCAAGCACTGTTGGTAGCGCTCTGAAGACTCAGTACTACGAGTGGGATCAAAATGGTCGCCAAGGTCCACAACCTGATTTTGCAGATGCTGTTAAGTTAGCTCAGCAAATGTACAAGATTCGTATAGGTGTCAACCTATCCTTACCATTCACATTTACATTCCGTCCTGAGTGGCAACCTATTATGGATGATTACCGTCGTGCTTTGCAAGATCCAAAAATTGGAAAGACAAAGGTTGACGACTACATATTCAGTAAGTATGGAGATATTGGCTACATTATTACAGCACCTAGTAGCAAGAATACAACTAACTTGCTTACAACATCAGGTGCTGTAGTAAATCAGCGCAAGTATGGTGCTTTGCTCGGCGAGATGGATAAGTTGAATGTCCCAGGTCTAGTTGGATTTATTGCTAACTTTGGTAACAATCAAGATAAGTATTCAGACGCAGCAGCAAACTATTTCCGCGATAGGACAGTGCGCCCTGGTGGACAGATCAAGTACACTGAGCGTCGTGCTACTGAAGACATCTTAGTTGATCGCCAAGAAAGCCTTGGTTGGAACTATTACGAGAAGTTTGCAAAGCAACGCGATGCCGCTCTTGCTCAGTATGGAATTAAAAGCGTCAATTCAGAGGCTGCTCGACAACTAGGTATTGCAGATGCCTGGGATCAAGCGGTTCAGTCTATTAAAGATTATTTACCGGTTTGGTCAGAAGCCTACGACAACTCTGTGGGTGACTTTACAAAAACCAAACGTTATATCAAGGGTCTTCTTAAGACAACTCAAGATAAAAAATGGATGGCTCAGTACGGTAAGACAAACACGATGCAAGCGGTTTCTGATTATATTCTTAATCGTGATTATTTGACTCGTGAACTTGTAAACCGTAAAGCAAATTTAGGTACACAAGGTATTTCAGATCCAGCAAACGCTGATCTTAAAGATGCCTGGGATGGATATATTTTGCAGATGAAGTTATGGGATAATGGATTCGGTGATTTATATACACGTTACTTAGAAAACGACAACTATGAGGTGATTGACTAATGTCTTGGACTAAAGACGAAAAGGGCAAGTGGAGTTGGACACCAGATGGTAAAGGCAATCCAATGGTCGCTGGCGACAATACAACACCAAAGCCTACTTTTGCATTTGGCAATAATGCCAATAAGGGCGGTCAAGGCACACTTGGGCTATCTCTTGGGTTTGGAATCAAGGACAAAGGCCAAGACATATCTCTTGCTCCAATTAAAATCGCTCCATATATTGTTACCCTTTCAAAGACTAATCCAAAGGCTTATAACTCAATTAAGAGTTTAGTAAAGGCAGCATCAGGAAAAACAATCAATGATCCTAATACACTTGGCGCTTGGGTTGGTCGTCTAGCAGAGAACATCTTTTACTCAACAGATCCAATAGTCAAGACTATGAGCATTGAGGATTTCCTCCGCTCAACAGCAAAGACTGCAAACATTGCAGATGCTGCAGCCAAAGCAGCGGCATTGCCACAGCGACAAATTTACAAGTACACAGAAGCAGATCGTCAGAAGATGATTGATGACGTATCGTTAACTCTTCGTGGTCAAGCTACTACTTCAGAAGACAAAGCGCAAAAGTGGTACAAAGATCTTAAAGCATCTATCGATGCTATGATTAACACTGGTGCTGTAACTACAACAAAAAAAGTTGTAAATCCTTTAACTAACAAACTAGAAAATAAGTCAGTTACAACTCCAGCATTTTCTGAAGAAAAAGCTACGGCTACTGCAGAAAAAGCAATTCGTGCAGCTACACCAGAAGATGTCTCACGTAAAGAACGTGTTGATTTTACAAGCTGGATGTTTAAGACATTAGGAGGAGCAAATGGCTAATACTCCTGAACAAACCCAGTATGATGCAGACTTTGCAGCACTAAATAAACTAACCGGTTCCGAAAGAGTTAGAGCAAAAGAAGCCTTTGACCTTAAGTATCCTAAAGGTCGCCCAGGATCACCAGAAACTACTGAGCCTACTGATGCTTCCATTGCTGCAGCCCTGGAACAAGCGACCAATCTTGGTATTGGTGAGGCGCTTCTTGATGATGATATATATGGCGACCAACTTCAAGCTGTATTTACACTTTACAAGACAAACAAAACTGCAGCAGCTGACCTATTGTTTAAGAGCAAGTGGGCTAAGTTAGATACAGACGCTAGAGAACGCTATCTTCAAAAGATTGAAAATAGTGACCTATATCAAGAGCGTCTTAAGAGCTGGCTAATTGGAATAAAGAAAGAACTTGGTGCAAAGAGTTTAACAGTTTCAGATGCAGAACTTGCTGATTATTATCTTAAAGGTATTGACAATGCAACCATCGTTGATGAGGCAATATCAGGCCTAACCACTAAAAGTGGGGACACAGCAGCTTTAACAAACTTACGTATTACTGCAGAAGCCAATGGTTTAGATCTTGATACAGATTTTGCAAACGAAAAAGATTCTTGGTTACAATCTATTGCTCGTGGTGAAGACCCAAACAAATTCTATGGTTTAATCCGAAATAAAGCAGGTGAAGGACAAAGTGGATTTGTCAAGAACCTTCTTAAAACTGGCAAAGATCTTGAAGACATCTACAAGCCTTATATTGATAAGATGGCTGCTACATTTGGCGTTGCTACTTCAACAATTAAACCAAATGATTTACTACTAAAAGATGTCTTTAACGAAAAGGGTGGAATCAGTCTTGACAAATTTGATTCCTTGTTACGTGCAGACTCGCGTTACACTGGTACAAAAGCTGCCTTTGGTGCTGCAGATGTTCGTCAACAGATTTTAGATACTGCTTTATCTCAAGGTGTAACATTATCTGATGCAGATGTAGAAGATATCTATAATAATTCTGTTGCTGTTGGCGGTGGAGTTTCAACTATCCAGGCTTTAGTTCGTGCTAAACTTAAGTATACATCTGGTGGAACTTTGGGTGGTGCTGCAGGCACTGCTCTTACTGAATTAAAAAAGACAGCTAAAGCTAACGGTCTTGATTTTGATAAGCAGTTTGGAGATCAAGCTCAGACTTGGCTTGCTAAAATTGTTCAAGGCGAATCACCAGATACATTCAAGAATATTATTCGTCAGACAGCAAAATTAGGTCTGCCCGAAAAGGTTGGCTCACTGCTAGATCTTGGCGTTGACCTAGAGACTATCTACTCACCATACAAGAATGTTATGGCTTCAGTACTTGAAGTTAATCCACAGACTATTGGGTTAGATGACAAAACTCTACGCTCTGCTATTGGCCCTGATAAAGAAATGACTATCTACGATTGGGAGCGTTCACTACGTAAAGACCCACGTTGGCAGTACACCAACAATGCTCGTCAAGAGGTATCAGGTATCACACTTAATGTTCTAAGACAGTTAGGATTTCAGGGATAACAATGGCTGAATTTATAGTAACTCCTCAAGATTACCTAAAGGGTGGACGACTTTACAATCAACCAGATATTGTAGTTATTGAACCTCCTGGTGTTGAACCAATAACAGATAAGGCAACTGGTGTATCTTACATCCCAGGAAGCCGTGCTATCACTGTTACAAAAGCAGGATATGGTAATCTGCCTAAAGAAATAAGAGCCGCTATTGGTGGCAGTGAGACAGACACAATCAATTACAACCCATACAAGGGTATGACAGGTTATGCTTTTGATGAAAAAACAGGACAGGTCATTGTTCAGAACTCTCCTGGTAACTTTGCTTTTTTAGGTGCAAGATATCAGTCCACTCCTAGTGGGGGACTAGTTCCTAAAGCGCCAGATGATGAAGGCGATGCTTTAGTTACTTCTGATTCAGGAGATGTGACCACATCAAATTTTAGTTCAGGTGGGACAGTTGTTAGCACCTATACAGACCCAACAACTGGTGATGTAACTGCGGTTATGTCTGATGGAACAACTAAGGTTTTAGCACAAGGTGGAGCGGCGGCTGCAAAACAAAGATCTGCTTATGATCTACTCTACAGCGAGTTTGATGCTCTAGGTGTAGGCGCTTTAGTACCAGACCTTAAAACATTTATTGAAGAGGGTATATCTCCATCTGAGTTTACTCTTCGCTTGCGTCAGACAGATGCCTACAAGAAGCGCTTTGCTGCTAATGCTCAACGTGTAGCAAAGGGTCTTCGTGCGCTTAGTGAAGCAGAATATGTTTCAAAAGAAGACGCCTTTCAGGACGTTATGCGTCGCTATGGATTACCAGAAACTTATTACTCACGTGGTGAATTAGGTCGTCAAGAAGGATTTGAAAAACTACTTGCAAATGATATTAGCGATGTAGAACTTGAAGATCGTATCTCTACTGCACAAAAGCGTGTTATCAATGCTAACCCAGAGGTAGCACAAGCACTCAAGCAATTCTACCCAGGCATCTCTCAAGGAGATATCTTGGCTTATGCACTTGATCCAACTAAGGCTATTGAGGATATTAAGCGTAAGGTTACTGCTGCAGAAATTGGCGGTGCTCAATTAGGCGCAGGATTGCAAGCGACTGCAGCAGGTGCTGAAGCACTTGGTGCTGCTGGTGTAACTGGACAAGCATATCAAAAGGCAGCTTCTGCAATTGCTGAAACTACTATGCGCGGTGGACAACTATCAAGTATTTACAAACAAGATCCATACACACAGCAAACAGCAGAAGCATTACTCCTTAATGTCCCTGGTTCCGCAGAAGCATTAAAGAAGACAAAGAAACTTGAATCATTAGAAACCGCCGCATTTAGCGGACGTGCTGGTGCTGGTGCAATAGCACGAGACAGAGCCGGAGTACTATAAAAAAGCCTGCCACTAGAACGACTGGCCTAGTGGAGCGATAATAAGACCAGTAGTAGGAGCCACATAACCCGCCCCAAGGATATGTGAGGCCTGCGCCAACAACTAATAGGGAGAAGGACCACTATGTCCAATTACGACTACGAGGATGATGACGACTTCAATGATGACTCATCAAATGACCTTGTTAAACAACTACGCAAAGCCTCAAAGCAGAAGGACAAAGAACTTAATGAACTCCGTTCACAGTTTGAGTCACTTAGCAAAGGTCAGCGTGAAAGATCAATCAAGGATGCCCTCACAAGTCGCGGGATAAATCCGAAGATCGCTTCATTTATCCCACAGGATATAGACCCAACTGAAGAGTCTGTATCTAAATGGCTTGAAGACTATGCCGATGTTTTCGGTATTGAAACAAGCCAAACCCAGGCAACACCTAACGTAAATCCAAACGATGCTGCTGCATATAAGCGTATGACTAACTCCGCAGACTCTGGTGTTTCACCGGAGCACAATGGAGACATTATGCAAAAACTTATGAATGCAAACACCAAAGAAGAACTGGACGAAGTTATTAGGTTGTCTGGACTCTAATCCGATCCTAAACAAGAAAGGCTAGACCCAATGGCAATTCCAACAGGTACCCCTACCACCACGTCTAGCATCAGCGCACTCGTAACTGCTGCATACGACCAGTATGTAAGAATGGCACTCCGTTCCATTCCAGTTATGCGTTCACTTGCTGATGTTAAGCCAGTCCAACAGGCGATGCCAGGATCATCAGTTGTTTTCTCAATCTATTCAGATTTGGCACAAGCTACATCTACATTGAGCGAAGCATCAGATGTTTCAAGCATTGCACTAGGTAACCCATCACAGGTTACAGTAACACTGAACGAATACGGTTCAGCAGTTACAACAACAAAGAAGTTAAACCTAACTTCATTTAACGATGTTGACTCAGCACTTGCTGACATCATCGCTTACAACGCAGCAGATTCTATTGACAACGTAGTAGGTCAGGTCCTGTCCGCAGGAACTAACGTAATCTACGCAAACGGTCCTTCAGGAACTGTTCCAACTGCATCATCAGCAATTCTCCCAGTAGACACAATGACAGTTGCAGATATCCGCAACGCTGTTGTATCACT